CCGGTGGTAATGGGGTGAGGTCCTACAAGCAAAGGGACCTTCCCACGACCATAGTGCGGGGGTTCGAAGCCCTACAGGGACGCGCGGCAACGACTTCCGTGATCTCATAAGGATCTCTTCCGTTTTTGCCGCTAAGAGGAACCACCCCGAGCCATAAGCCCGGTTGTGGAATTCTATTGTCTTTTCTAAGGCTTTGAACTGATGACTTGCATCAGGAGGAGGGACTCTCAGCTTAAAAACTGAAACATCCTTTCCACGGAACCAATCACTCCCACAAGATTCACGGAAGTGTCCAGTTGTAAACGTCTTATCAACGTTTACCTTGAGACCAAAAGCCTCAAGCCAATAATGCAAGTTCTGTGCGGCTATCTGCGGAACGATAATATCGTCACCGTAGACACGAATAGCCGGAATACCGGCTTTTCGTAAATGTGATGGGGCCATATCCAGGGCCTCAGCCAATGCAATTGAAGCAATGATATAAAATACCATTGATTCAATTGGAAAGCACAGACTGGAGCCCATCGATGCAAACTTCTTCAGCTCGGTGACATCCCCATTTGGAAGAGTAACTCTCCCAGAGCGGGAAGCCAGGACTGTGTCTCGTAAGTACGGGACAGAATCCAGTAGAGCAGAAGCAATTTGCAAAGAGACACGATCTGAGGCCTCGCTAAGGTCGACAGTAGCATAGCTACCATCGATACTACCGAAGCGAGCAAGAGTTCGGTTAGGCTCTTGACTAGCCCAAGAAAAAGTTTCAGCATGATGTTGATACCTCTTCTCGGCTAGTAGCTCAGTCATCACATGGAGAATACCCTGTTGTACATATTGATTGTACACAGGCTCCATAACAATGACTCGTGGTCCCTTCATGGTCTTGGGAACGAGTGCCATCCTAGCGGGTGGCTCCTCGTTCTCAGCTAGGACTGTTACTTCCGAGTATTGAATCTCAGAAGGGAAAGGCGTCAGATCGTCCCACCATGGGACGACTCTCTGCAGCCGCTCAGTCCAGGTAAGGCTGGAATACCGGGAGTTATAACTCTCCCGAGTAGCCAACGACCCTGTCGAATGTCGTGGAACCCAATCTCCTGACCAGAGACGGTGTTCACACTCAGCAAGAAACGGACCCAAAAGGGCCCGACTCACCGATCGGAATATCGCAATGCGACGCTCCGGTAGTTCGACTAGCATCTGATCCGTGTCGACATATTGCTTAATAGCGGCTTTCTTACGATCGTCGCTAACGGGCAATTCAATCTTGCTGCAAAGCAGCAAAACTTGTCTCAAACTCCTAAGAGCTGAGATGTCAGTGTCGTCACGAATAGATCCATCACGATTGAAAATCAGACGAAGGAAACCTGACAGAAATGTCGGGAGACCCCCTCGATGGCGAAAGCCACAAAAGAGGTCGGAGTCTGCCCGCTCACGAGAAAGAGCCTTTAACAGGTCTTTCTCGTAACGGGG